GCGCGGGTCGGCCCCTGCATAACAACATTCGGTCCTTCAATCCCCAGCTCAGCGTTTGACTTCAGCACCGTCGTCTGGTGGCTTCGGCAATTCCAGTGCAAGCGCCCAGGGCCACCCAGCCACGGCACCGCGTGACCAATCGGCTTGTGCGTCACTGGCGCATACAACAGCCCATCGCGCAACCGGCAGCCGGGCGACGTGCGCAAGTCCAAAGTGCTTGACCACCGCACCGCCCTCACAATGTCCGCGTTTGCCTCAACGACCGCATCCTGCGCATACCCGGCCACATGGCCCAGCGCGGTGCGCACCACCGCTTCGGCATCGCGCCGAGTCACTTGCAGCAAGCCGTCGGCGTAGCCCTTGGCATTGGTGCCGCGCAACTCCCGCACAATCTGATCGGTGGTCTTGCTCTCCACAAAGCCCTGCGCAATGGCGCGGCGCACCGCCTTCATTTTGCCGGCCTCCAAGTCCTTCCACACCTCACGCAAAATCACGCCTTGGAACGGGCGCGATACAGCCGCAGCGGCCACCGCCTCCACGCTGACCGATGCAACGCTCACCTGCACCGGTAGCGCACTCAGCAACATCTGCCCCTGGTAGCCCACCTCGTAGGTGATGAAGTCCCGTAGCTCTTCGGTCAACTGCCTGCCCAGTGCGGTGTACGCCTCTGCGCTGATGCCGCGCACGCTGGCCAGCATGTTTTCCAGCCGCTCCATGTTGAAGCTGGCCGGGTCAAGGTGTTGCAAACGCTCCGTCAGCTCGGCAAACAGCCGCTTATCAGCACGGTTCAGCACCGCGATGATTTTTGCGACCGTTGCGTTTGAGTATTTTTGCAGCGCCACCGCGTGTCGGATGGCCTCAGACTGCAACCAGTCATTGACCGATGCCATTTACACGCCCACGGCGCCCAGCGCCGGACCTTGCGCCTCCAGGTCGCCATCAATCGCATCGTCCGTGCGCTCGGTGGCAATGATGCCCTCGGCCCGAAGGTAGGCCCGCACATCGGGCTTGGCAATCACGCCAGCCTGCCAAGCGGCCACCAGCGAAGCCAGCGCCGCACTGTCCACCGCCGTGCGGCTGTAGTCCTGATTGATCTTGTAGGCCGCCTGTGTGTCGGCGTCACTCAACACCTTGTCCAACAGCGCAGCGCACCAGCCAATGGCGGTCTGGTAAGCCTCGTTGGTGTTGGCAACGCACATAGACAGCACCGAAGTGCCGACCTCCTTGTCGTTTTCGTTTTGCGTGGCCGTGACCTGCGAAGCGGTTTGATCCAGCAAGCGAGCACCCAACGCCACCATCTGCGCTTCTTTCTGGTCCATCGCCTCCTTCACCAGCGAATTGGGCGACGGTTGGGCAAAGCCGAACGCACCACCCTGGGGCAGCAGAAACGGGGCACGCGAGCCAATATAGGCGGTCTTTTTTTGCTCCAAGTGGTCGCGCCACTCTTCGGTCAGGCCGCTCACCCACGGTTGCGCCTGCCCGACATAGAACACGCTGTCTTCATAGTCCGCGCTGTTGCGGTAATGCGCCACATTCAGCCGCGCCAGTGGGTACAGTGGCACCGGGTCGATGCTGGCATCGTTGCTGCACGCGCCCACAAAGCGAAACGGCACAAAGCCAATCGACGGACTCGACTTGGAGCGCATCACAAGCGCATCCACCAGCTCGCCGTCGGCATCCAAAATAGGGTGAATCTTCGGCTTGCTGTCTTTGTCCAACCGCCACAAACGGCACACACAGCGCCCGGCATCGTCCAAGAACAGCTCGCGCCACTGATCCACCGCGTCCAGTCCATACCCGTCTTCGGCTGGCTGCTCCGCAACTTCGGCCAATACCACCATGGACAGTCGCGACTTGTCAAAGCGCCAATTGATGATGCTTTCGGCTGCGTAGCTGCGAATCACCGGGCGCTTCTGGCTGATGTCAAAGTCCACCAGCAGACCATGCCGACCGGCTTGCAACAGGTTTGACACCACCGCCTGGCTTTGCTGATAAATGCTGTTTTCTGACCCGTCCGCGTCGGTGCGCAAGTCGTCCAAGTAAGCAGGCAACGCAATCGCCGGGTCTTTTTTGAACGCGATGCCCATCAAGCCATCAAGCGTGCGGCCCGTGGCGTTGTAGAACACGGCCCGCTCCACATAGGCCGCGTTGCGAGCCTTGTTTTCGATGCTCGTGTCCAGCGGATTGAGGTACGGCAACAGCCTGGCCGAGCGCATGGCCTGGTCGCCAGACACCACGGCGCGAGTCACGGCCCAACGCTCTAAGGCATCGGCTGGCAGTCGGCTGAAGGTAACGTCTTGGATGGTCATGCGGGGGTCAATTCATGGCGCTGCGCAGGCTCAAAGTCATAGCCGGTCGCGCCGTCAAGGGGTATCGGTACACCAGCATGTAGCCGGCGGCATCAAGCAAATGATCAAGCCCACCCGACTTGTCCGGCTCACCGTTCTTGTCATAGGCTTGCTTTTCCAGGGACTCGACAAGCTGCGGGCACTTGTCCGGGTTCACCAGGTATCGGCGCTTTCCGTCTTTGTGGATCAGCGCATTGAAGGCCAGCACCCGGTCTTTCACAGCCGGATTCGATGCGTTCGCACACACCCGAAAACCAGCGGCCTTGAGCAAACTCAGGTCGGACTCGCTGGCGTTGTTGCTTTTGCGGTTGCCGCCCGATGCGTCCGGGTAAATCATGACCGAATGGCCAGGGTAATCGCGCTTGATCAGACCGATCATCGCCGGGGTATCAAACACGCCGGTAAATTCATGCACAGCGTGCGGATCATCACCGCGAAGCACGTGCACCACAGCCGCGCCGTGTGCGACGTTAAAGTCCATGCCAATGTGCAGCGCCTCGCCATGCTGCACGGTCTCGCTACTGGCATTCAAGGCCCGGTCAAACTCGGCGTACACACTGCCAGCGGTTAGGTTGACGAAAAAGCCTTCCGTGTACGCCAGCAGCAAATTGGACGGGTAGGCCGACCGGAGCTGATCCATGTAGCCCGTCGGCAAATAGGGGTTGCTCGTTGTCGGAGCACGAATCAGCTCGTAGCCCGGCTTTTTTTCCTTCTCAAACGTGCGATACAGCCACTTGAAGCCTTCAGGTGTTGAGACACACGCGACGGTATTGGCCGCGCCGTCCGGCTTCTTTTGCCGCGCTCTGGCGATCATCTTGTTCCACACCATATCGGCGTCTGCCTCCCGAAGCACGTCGGCTTCGTCAATCAGCACGTCAGCGACTTCAAAGCCAACCAATCGGTTCGGGTTGTCGGCTGATCGAAAAATGATGCGCGAGCCGTTTTCCAACACCATCACCGCCTCGGACTTGTTCAGCTCGTAGCGGATTTTCCAGTTCCCCAATATCTCCTCAAACCGTGGCCATGCGATCAATCGCACCAGGTCATAGGTCGGCTCTACAAACGCGAAGCTGAGCCCGGGATAACGCATAGCCAACAGCAGGATGCGCACCACGCCCGCCTGCGACTTGCCAGCGCCGTAGCCCGCACACATGGCCGGGTGCGGTGCCTCGCTGAAAACGAACCGCTCCTGCGGCTCCGTCAGGAACAGATCGATCTTGGCCACGGCTTACAGCTCGGTGCCGCTGCGCTTGATGCTGAACGTGTAGTCTTTGCGGCCTTCGTCTGGCACGTCTTCCAGCTTGTGAATCTTGCGCTCCAGCGTGATCAACAACCCAATGGTTTCCATGTTGATCTTTGCCGACTTCTGCAAATCGAAGTCAGGTCGGAACCCGGCCTCACCGTCACGCTTGCCGAGCGCTTGTTGCTGAAGTTGCAGCGCCTGCTCTGCGAGTTTGACGTGGCGCTCCGCCACTTTGACGCGCCGGTCTGCCTCTGCGTTAAGCGCTTCCGTGCGTTTTTCGATGGTTTGCGCTGAAACTATGCCTGAAACTTTGGCTGAAACTTTGCGCCTAATGGCCTCTTCGTAATCTTGCGCCCACCCTTCTTTTTCAACCTTCTTGTTTACGGCGGTGTGGCTCACGCCGAATTTTTCGGCGGTTGCATTCGCGCTTGCGCCAGCTTCAAAGAATGCCCGTGCCTTGGCCCAATCAAGTTCTGATAGCCGCGCCATTTACCGCCTCAGTGCCATGATTTCGGCTGGGCTGATGTACTGTTCGCCACGGGGTATTCCAAGGTGCTCCATGAGCTGGCGCTTTTCGGCCTGGTCTTTGCAGACGACGGTCACATAGAAGTCGCTGCTGATGTTTTTGGCGCCTTTTTCGCGGAACTCGTCCAGGGCAGACTTGCCAGATCGGCCGTCTTCCCTGACCGCCTGCAATGCGTCCTTGGTCTCAATGACCTCCATGCTGTCGCCAAACACTGAATCAAACCGCGCATCACCATCGAACATCATCTCAATGTCCACCTTGTCGAACCCCATCCCTTCAAAGTCCACACCATCATCTGCGGCCATGCTTGCGAGCATCTCCAAGTCCCACTGGCCCTGGGCACTGACGTTGTTCAAGAACGCCAGCATTCCAAGCTCTTCTTTTTCATCCAGCTCAACCACCGCCACATCGATGCTGTAATCGTTCTTGCCCGGCTTGTACCGCTCCAACGCATCCATGCTGGCCAGCCGCTGGTGCCCACCCAAAAGGTAGCCGGTTGTTCGGTTGATGATCAGCGGCTGCAAAAGGCCAACTTCGGCCATTTTGTTCTTGAGTTTCTTGCGTGCGCCTTCGCTGATGATGCGGGGGTTTTTGGGGTGCGGCTTGATGGCACTCCGATCCCACCGCTCCATCACAAACTTCTGATGCTTGCTGGGTTCAGTTGCCATAAAGTTCGGCCTTTGCGGCACTTGCGCCGATCAGCGGGAATGCGGTCGCCACCTTGGAAAAATCAACCGGGTAGTGCCGTTTCAGTGCGGCCATGTCTTCGGGTGCCAGACTGCGGAACGAATGCCCCAGCACATTGGCTTCCGGGCTTACCTTGATCTTCTGCACCTCGATGTACTTGAGCACTTGTGCTTTGTCCCAGTAGGCCACCGGGTAGAAGCGCCCGCGCTGATGGTCAATCGACCCTGATTTTTTTATCATGGCCCCACGCACCACGGAATCTTTGACACGCTCACCGGCGGCGATCCAGTGCGCGCCGAACACTTGGCGCACGTGCGCGTAAACATCCGAAATCGACACCTTTCGCACGCCCGCGTCTGGCTTGCAAAAAGACCCAGAACGATAAAAATGGGACAACTCCCAATGTGGGAGCCGATAAATCTCCAGCCCGTACCGATTTTCTGCCCATTTCAAAATCGCTTCTTGAAAGCTCAGGCCCTGCACCTGATACATGAAAAAGCAGTGGACGACTTTGAAATAGCGGTGGCAAAGGTCCAGCACAACAGCGCTGTCTTTGCCACCAGAGTAACTCACGATCACCGTGTCAGTCAGGCGCGCCTGGCACTTGACCGAATCGAAGATCGACGGCACTCTCAGCCTCCACCTGCCCCACTGGTTCCGGTGCCGCTCAGTCGGGAAAACTGGCGGAACATGGAACGGACCGGGCGCGATGCGCGGCTGACTTGTGAACGGGTTGGTGTACCCTTAGCGCGACCTCTCATGATGATCTCCTTTTGCACATGAAAAAGGCTCCACACTGGGAGCCTTTGGTTTCTGCCGGATTGGCAGTCTATTAAAAATCCAACACTGGGCAGGACTTTGTAAACTTCACATCACCCTGGGGCGGAGGGTAATTAAAAACCCAGTCAACTTCTTGATCAGCGTCTAAACGGGTAATTTGATCATCTGGCACGTCGAACAGCGACAGCCTGCCAGCGATTCTGCTTGGCACAACCCACATCTTTGGCTGCACGACCCATGCATATGCGCCTGCCGCGTAGTTCCAGCAGCTCGCTTCGTCGTCAGCCTCAATCATAGGCCGGCAATCGACAAGATCAACAATTCCGAGCGCACAACCGGCGTGCAACAGTCTTTGCACCTTGTCCACCGGGTCGGCCCAAAACACGTTTTTAGGCGCTGCACTGGCGCATATCAGCAGGTCGCCACGGTAATCTGTTTTCCAGCTCCGCACTTCAACCGTTTTAATGCCCTCGCAAAGCAGCATCGCCCAAGGCTGTTTAACACTCAAGGCCTTCATGTCTTCGCCTTCACGGCTTCGATCAGCTTTGTGAAGCTTTTTTCCACC